ATATAGGAGGAATATAAATGAATTGGTTTGTAAATAATAGAGAAGTTATAAGAAACTTATCATTAAATACAGGTACAAGTGATACACCAGTTTTTACACCTATGTGTACTACAAGTGAAGTTACACTAAATACTGATAACGAACAGAAAGACTTTTATGTTTTCTGTGATGCTATTAGAAGAAGTGTAATTACTGGAACTTCAATGTCTTTAGATACAACAGTTAAAATTGATATTAATAATGCTGCTATTCAAAAAGTACTAGGTGATATTCATACATTATTATCTAGTGGAGAAATAGCACAACTTAATAATCAATTAATTCAATTTGAATTGTTAGAAGATGTTACAAGTGGTGTACTTACTTATGTTAAATATCAAGTACCAGTTGTAATGAACATAAGTGATTTAGGTGGTGCAGCCGAAGATGAAGGTGAGTTCTCACTTGAACTTATATTTAATGGTAAAGGTACAGTAGTAACAAATTAACAACTCAATGGAGTGGGGGTTAAAACTCCACTCCTTATTTTTTTAAGGAGGTGAAATATGAAGGGTGGTTCAGTAGAGTTTAAGTTTACTGGTGATACAAGTGATGTTGAAAAGAAAGCCAAAGGTTTAAGTGGTAGTTTAAAAAGTCTAGCTTCTGCTGGTGGTAAAGCATTACTTGGTTTAGGCACTGCAAGTGCAACAGCTCTAATTTCAATTACAACAAAAGCAGTACAAGCACAAGGTGAACTTGAACAACAAATAGGTGGTACAGAAGCAGTTTTTGGTAAACTTGCTAGTACGGTACAAAATGATGCAGCTAAAGCTTTTGATAAAATGGGTGTTTCTGCTAATGATTATATGCAATATATGAACAAAATGGGTTCATTAATGCAAGGAAGTGGACTTGAAACTCAAAAAGCTATGGATTTATCTAGTAAAGCTATGCAACGAGCAGCAGATGTAGCTTCAATAATGGGTATAACAGTAGATGACGCCATGACTGCTATTAGTGGTGCTGCTAAAGGTAACTTTACAATGATGGATAATCTAGGTGTATCAATGAATGCAACTTCACTTAATGCTTATGCTTTAGAAAAAGGTTTGAAAAAAACCTATAACACAATGTCACAAGGTGAAAAAGTAGAACTTGCTATGCAAATGTTTTTAGAAAAATCAGCTTATGCTGCTGGTAATTATGTAAAAGAAAATAAAACATTAACTGGGTCACTGACTACATTAAAAGCATCTATACAAAATCTAGTAACTGGAACAGGTACAATAGACCAAGTAATAGGTGCAGTACAAAACTTTGGAACAATACTTTCACAACAATTGGTAACTATATTACCAAAGGTAGTAGAGGGTATAACTGGTTTAATAAATGGTATTTTGCCATTGTTACCAGACTTAATAAAAGCTGTTTTACCAAGTTTAATACAGGGTATAGTTACATTGACTTTAGGAATTATTGATGTACTTCCAGATATAGTAATGATGATAGCAGATATGTTACCTACATTAATGCCACAAATCGTAGAAGCTATAATGACTATAATTCCAGCTCTAGTTCAAATGACACCACAATTTTTAGAAGCAGGTTTAAAACTAGCAGGTGGTATTGTAAAAGGTGTTGTTATGGGTGCTGCTCAACTTGTTAAATCAGTATATGATATGGGTAAAAAAGCAGTAAACAAAATAAAAGAAATGTTTAGTGGTAAAAGCCCTTTAGAAATAGGAAAAATGCTAGTAAAAGGTTTATGGATTGGTATTAATGGTGCTAAACAATGGGTACTTGATAAAATAAAAGGTTTTGGTAAATCAATTTTAAAAGGAATTAAGAGCATATTTGGAATCAAATCACCATCAAAAGAGTTTGAAATTATAGGTAGATACAATGTAATGGGATTAGAAGAAGGTATGGCAAAAGAAAGCTTAAAACTTCAAGATAGTTTTGATGATATGTTTAAATTAAGCCCTAATTTATATGGTACTTCAAGCACTAATTTAAGCCCTAATGTTAATGTAATTAATCAAATAAATATGAAACAAGATAGTTTAGGACAAATGGTTAATGATATAAAAACATTTAGTGGTGGTGCTAAAAATGATTATAGTTATGGAATGGGGGCTTAATAATGATACAAGTTTATATAGGAAATGAGGAAGTAGTAAGTAACAAAGAGTTTACAATTCATGAAGAACTACTTAATACTTCTTCAACTATTCTAAATAATTGTTACCCTTTAAGTTGGGAAACTACTAAAGATTATGTAACTAACTTTTTCTTCCCACAAGATTATTCAAATTGCACTATTTATAAAAGTGGAAACTTAATATTTTCTGGAATAGTTAAAAATAGTGGTGATATAAGTTTAAATCCTTATGATCCAAAATATTGTAGTTTACAAATACTTGACTATAAAACATTATTAAGTGAAGGACAAACTCTTGATTATGTAATACCAGAAGGAAGTATTGAAGATGCTATAAGATTTGTAATAAGCTCAATAGCAAGTTATGGTTTTGTTGAAGGTAATATAACACTAGCTAATCCAAATGAAATAATTGGTGCTTATTCAACTTTAGATAAAACACCTTATGATGTATTCCAATATTTAGCTGAAATTAGTGGTGCTAAATGGTTTACAAGAATGATAGATGAAAATACAACAGCAATTGACTTTTATAGTCCTGAATTAATGCCTACACCAAACGAAATAATGTATAACAAGCAATATTTCAAAGAAAACAATATACTTGATATAAGCTTTAATTTTGGTACTAGAGATTATAGAAATAAACAAGTAATTATAAGTGACCAAGTCTTTAGTGGTACATCTACAATAGAAACAATAACTGCAAATGGTAGCCAAACAGAGTTTGTTTTGTCGAATATAGTAGGTAAATTACAAGAAATATATGTAAATGGTGAATTAAAGACAATAGGAACAAGTGGAGATAAAAAACAAGGAATATATGCAGATTTTTACTACACAATAGGAACTGATACTATTGAATGTAGTTACACACTTCCAGCAGGTGCATTAATATCAGCAACATATATAAGTTTGGTAAAAGGTAGACAAGTAGTAACAAATGATGAAGAAATAGATAGAATATCAAGTCAATTAAATAGAAATGGTGTTATAGCAAGATATGAAACAAGAAATGATACATCTTCAAGTACAGCTCTTGCAAAAATAGCAGATACTTATATTAAGTTTAAAGGTAAACCAGAAATTAACTTAACAATAACAACTAAAGATAATGATTTATTAAATGTAGGACAACAAGTATATTTTAATGCACCTATTGATGAATTAAAAACAATGTATATGGTTAAAACAAAAGATATACAAATTACACAAACAGGTTTAAGTGGAGTTGTATTTTATACTTATACTTTATCAAGCAATTATGATAGTGAAAATGCAATTAACTTTTTTGATAATCAAAGAAGAAAAAGAAGTGGAAACATAGCAGAAGATGAGTTTATTACTAGAAATATTGATATAGATAACGAAGCTAATATTATATTTGATAATTTAAGCATAGATGAATTAGTTATTGAGGGTAATAATGAATTAAATGCACCACTTAATGCACCATTTATTGAATAGGAGGAAATATGACACAAGATTATAAAGAAAATGTACTTCATTACCTAGCAGGGGATTTACAACAATATGTAGGTATTAATGAACCACAAATACAAGGTATATCAATTATAAGTAATGAATTAAATACAATATTGTTAAATGATTATTTTGATACTATTAATTGGTATGGTGCTTATGTAGGTGCTAAAGATAATACACAAAATAGCTTAAATTATTCTGTATTATGTGTGTTTGGGAAATTAAAAGGTAAAACAACACAGTCAACAGGTATCGTTATATTAGATGAAAGAGGGGTTATTGTACAAGTTATTACTAATTGGAGTGATGGATCATCAATAAAAAATATATCTTGTTTAAGTGTTGATGATAATGGAAATTATTATGGAATAGAAGAAGATGTTGATACTGGCTCAAAAAGAATAGTAGACCTTAATAATATTGTTTTAAAACTAGACACACAAAGTGAATATAGTGCTACTGTTATTAATTCTTATACAATACCTACAAATACATATAATTGGGAACATATATATTACATAAAAAGAAATGAAAATAAAAGCAAATATTTTGTAGTAGGAAGTAGACAAGGCAATAATCATTTAACTGGAATTGAACTTGATACTTCAAATAATACATGGACTTATCATACATCATCTTATACATTCCCAAGTGCTTTAGGAATGTGGGCATCAACTTTAAATATGTATAATGTCTATTGGAATGAAAACGATGATTTAGTGTTTCAAATAGCTTTATATACAAATAATTCATTACACTTATTAACTAAAGGCACAGGTGCTATGAATGATAGAACTATATTTACTGATACAAGTGGTTTAACTACAAGATTTGCTTATTCAATATTTTATTCAAATGAAACTATATATTTAGCTTTAACACAAAATGATTCAAATGATACTACTAATTATTATCAAATATATAGAATAGACTTGTCTAATAATAAAATAGATGGTGTTTCATATCAAACAAGTGATTATTTTAATCATAATAAAATGATTTTGTTTAAAGCAAACAATACAATATACTATACAAAAATGGTAAGTCAAGATGGAACAGACAATAATTTTGAAGTAAGTTTTGGCTTAATAGATGGAATAGCAAGCTATGAAGAAACTTTAGGAACAATGGGTGTTACAAGTGTTGTATATACAATGATATACCCAGATGTAAATGTACAATATAACAAAGTTAAGGTTTATTTGCAGACACAAAATAAGCTATTCATAGTTAAGTTTAACTGGAATCCAAACAACCTAGAATATAATGGTGCAGAGTTTACATCAAATACTTCTTTAATACCTCATAAAGGTTCTATTGAAGATGAAAACGAACAAGAAATATTTAATAGAAATCTTTATAATACTGCTATTTACCTAAATAGATATACTTCTACATTACAAGTACCAAATGGACTTTTAAATAATGAAACTTTATACAATGGTTTATTATACTCATCAAACAATAATATAATGGTTTCAAGTAACATAAACTTAATTAAAAACAAATATGAAGAATTAAATGTTAATTTTATAAATACTTTTAATATATTAGATGATGATTTAGGTGTTGAAAATACAACTGGTGCAAGTGATTTAGTAAATTATATGCTAACAGCTGATAATACAGCATCTATTACCAAAATAAGAATAAATTATACTGATAATACAAGTGAAATTAAACCTTTAATGATTAGTGAATCATCTAATGACTATGTAGTTTTAAAATCAGCTTTTTATGTACCTAAAGAAGTAAATACTATTGATTTAATAAGCACAAATGAACAAACTACATATAAAACAATAGCTGGAACTGATATTGAAACATTAAAATACTATGTATTATCACAAAGAGTAAGAATAGAATAGGAGGAAATATGGCAATTCAAAATATAACATACGATAATAAAGAGTTTTTAAATCAAAATGTAGATGTACCTTTAATTAATAAGGTAACTGATGATGATTTAAACGAAATAAAATCAGTAGTAAATAATAATGCTACTGAACTTCAAGACTATGAAACATCACAAGAAAATGAAGATATTACAAGTTCAATTACTTTTAATGAGGTTGTAACTGACAATACACGATTTATAAAAAAGGGAAATATGGTTTATGTAGAGTTTCAAGGTTCATCAATTACAAGAAGCCAAGACCAATTAATTGCTACTATTCCAGAACAATATAGACCTATAAAGCAGTTTTTTGCACCTGCTGTTATTAATGCCAGTACTTATGCTTGTGTAGTAGTAAACCCAACAGGTTTAATGAGAGTAAACTTTATAAATGATAATTCAGTTAATGGTAGATTATATGCCAATTTCTGGTATTCACTAGATTAGGAGGAAAATATGCAAGTAAATATTTTAATTGGAATCTGTGGAACACTAGCTGGAATTATATTTAGTTATATTAGTTTTCAAAGAAATAAAGCAACTGATATAAAACAAGATACAAAAGAAGATACCAAATCAAAAGTAGAACTTAATACTAAACTAGATGTATTACTTTCTAATAATACTGAAATAAAATCAAGTATTAAAGAAATAAATAATAAGTTTGATGAGTTTAAAGATGATACAACAGAAAGATTAACAAAAGTTGAAGCTTCAACGAAATATGCACACGATAGAATAGATAAATTGGAGGGTGTAAAATGAGAAATATAAATATATTAATTAATGAGGATCATACCTTAACATTTCCAAATGATTATGCAGGATTACAAGAAGAAAACTTACAAGGCAATATAACATTTTCATTTAATGAGTTTGTACAAGGTCAAGCAAGAGCTGAAATAATAATCAATAATGAAAGTGGTTATATAGAACTTGAACAAGTAAATGAAACTTATGTATTACCAATAAAAGCAAGTTTACTTACAAGTGATTTTATAATCATGCAATTAGTTATTGATGAACCAGCTATTTATAATTTAACAACTGATACAACTATAAAAGATAATCAAACATACTATGAAAAAGTAGGAGATGAATATATAGTTGTTACAAATCCAGTAGTAGAAGATTTAGATACATATTATGTAGCAAGTATTCCAGTATGGAAAAGTGAAACATTTACATTAAAAGTAGGTTTTTCAATTAATGCTACAACAACTATTCCAGAAGATTACCCAAGTTGGGTGGAAATTATAGATGAGCTTGTAATTGAAACTGAAAAAGCCATAGCAAAAGCAAGTAATGTAAATATATCAAGTGAACAACTAACTGATGGTGTAAAAGTAATTACAACTAATCAAGATGGTGAACAAACAATAACAATAGTACCACAAGGACCAAAAGGCGACAAAGGTGATGCTGGTGCAATAAAAATGCTTATTGTAGCAGAACTACCAAGCACAGGTGCAGATGACACTATTTATCTTGTACCACTTGAAACACCTGATACAACAGGCAATAATTATGCTGAATATGTATATATAAATGGTGCATGGGAATTATTAGGTAAAATAGGTGTTCAAGTTGACCTAACTGACTATGTAAAGAATACTGATTTACAAAATACAATTGATACAAGTTTAATACCAGTAACAAAAATATCAGGCACATTTCAAAACCCTATTGATTTAAGAACATTAAATAATGGGAATTACTTATTAAGTGGCTCAATAATAATAGAAAGTAATAGTTATTTAACAACAGGTGGAGGTTATTATGCTTCATATAACTTCCCACAATTTCTAGCAAGTGTAAATATTGATACAAGTGGGGAAATACCAGTAAAAACAATAGTAAGTGAAAGAGGAAACTTTATTTATACTAATGAAAACAATGCTTGGGTATTACAAGAAGATGTAGCATATATGGGAATAGATGAAGTTTATGAATATGTTGATGGTTTAGTAGGTGATATAAACACAGCATTAGATAGCATAAATGGTGAGGTGATTTAATATGGGAACAACTGCTCAAAAATTAGAGTATTTAGGAACAACAAAATCACAATTAAAAGATATGATTAACTATGGACTTGATGAAGATAACAAAATCACAAGTTCAACAACATTTAGAAACTATGTTACAAGCATATTTAATGCCTTTTTAGAGAGTTTAAACAACCCTGATACATTATTCACTAATCTACCTAAAATAACAGGTAGCGGTGCTAATATTACTTTAGATGATACTGCAAATGCACCAATGAGAATAATGTTAAATGCAACAGATATAACACAAGATGGAACACCAACACCTGATAGTCCTAAAGATATACATACTATAAGTGGTAGTAATAAGGTAGTAGTATGTGGGAAGAACTTATTTGATGTATCTAAAATAAGTACAGGAATATTTATAAATACTTCAACAGGTGCAGAAACAACAAATAATGTATGGAACATAAGTGATTATATTAGTGTGGGAAATGTAACTTCAATAACAACTAGCAATTCAATTTTAGCAGATAGTTCAAATAGGTTTGAAATAAGTGAATATAATGGAAATAAACAATGGATATCATCAAGACAATATGGAAATAATACAGCATTATATTTTAATTTAAACCTAAATGCAAATACTAAATATGTAAGAATAGGTTATAGAAATGATTTAAACTTTACAAATATTCAAGTAGAATTAGGCACAATAACAAACCCAACATATGAACCTTATATATCACAAGAAGCAGAAGTTAATTTAAAGAGTACTAATTTGTTTGATAAAGATAATTTTACTTCAAAAGCAAATTATATAAAAAACGATAATGGGGCAGAAACTTCATCAACAGGTTTTAGTTATATAACTTCATATATTCCAGTAAAACCATCTACTCAATATACTTTAAGTGGTAGTTTAGTTGATAGCAATAATACAGCAAGAGTTTATTATTATGATAGTAGCAAAACTTGGATTAGCAGAAGTAGTGGTTTTGGTAATGGAGTTAATATATGCACATTTATAACACCAAATAATTGTTATTACATTCAATTTCATTATGCAACATACATATTTAATAAAGATAGCATAATGTTAAATGAAGGAAGTGCAGCACTAGAATATGAACCATATTATGATATAAATTACTCCAAAATAAACACCTACAAAGACCAATTTATTAGAACAAGTGGGTTGAACCTAGCAAACCCATTATTAGAAAGTGGAACAATAAATACAAGTGGTCAAGAAGTAAGTGATAGTGGTTCAAGAAGAATGGTTAATTATATTTATTTTGGAAATGCTACTACAATTTACTTTAAAAGAAATGAAAGTTCAGTTAACTTGAAAGCAAGATGGTATGATGAAAATAAAACTTTTGTAAGTACATCACCAGGAATTGGAACAGTTGCAAGTGCAACATTAACACCACCAAGTAATGCAAGATATTTAAGATTATGTATAGATAACAACAATGACAATTACTTTACTCAATATGGTGTAATGGTATCAACTGAAGATATACCTTATGAACCTTATGGAACAAATGAATGGTATATAAAGAAGAATATAGGTAAGGTAGTATTAGATGGAAGTGAGAGTTGGTTTGATGAAGGTGGTGGAGCACCTTATACATTGAATATTACAAATAGTTTATTGAATATTTCAAATAGTGATTTACCAAACTTATTTACTAATTATTATCAAAGAGTATCTTATAACTCTACTTGGACTAATTATAATTATTTAGTTTCAACAGGACCAGTTAGTTCACCAACTAAAATTAAGTTTAGAAATACTGATATTGCAAGTTTAAGTGATTGGACAACTTGGTTATCAAATAACAACACAACATTATATTATGTTCTAGCAACCCCAACATATACACAAATAACAGGAACACTAGCAGAACAACTAGAGAATATATACAAGATGTTAAAGAGTTACAAAGGACAAACTAATATTTCACAAGTAAACAACGATTTGCCTTTTAATTTAGATGTACAGGCTATTGAAGATTTGGAGTAGAATTATGAAAAAAGGAAAAGGAATAAAGTTTGAAAGAATAAGAAGAATTACTGGCTATCTAGTTGGTACTTTAGACAGATTTAATAATGCTAAAAGGAAAGAAGTACAAGATAGAGTAGTACATAAGTAGGTGTACTATGAAAGTAATTAAAAAAGAATTAAACACAGATATAGATAAAATAACTATAATTCCTATAAGTGATGTACATATAGGAGATAAGCAAGCTAATATAAAAGCATTTAAGGAAGTTTTAGAAAGAATTAAGAATGAACCTAACACTTATACTATTCTTAATGGAGATTTGTGTAATGTGGCTCTAAAGAACTCTAAAAGTGATGTTTATAGTGATGAACTTACACCAATGGAACAAGTATTACAAATTATAAACTTTTTAGAACCAATAAAAGATAAGATTTTAGTTATGAGTAATGGAAACCACGAAGCAAGAATCACAAATGACACTTCTATTGATGTACTATATCTTGTAGCAAAACAATTACACCTAGAACAAGTATATAGCCCTAGTTGGTGGTATTTATATTTAAGTTTTGGGCAAAACAATAAACATAGACCAATGCTATATACTTTAACTGGGTATCATGGAAGTGGAAGTTCACAAACAACTGGATCAAAAGCAAATAGAGTTAAAAAAATGAGCCAAGTAGTTCTAGCAGATGTATATTTGATGAGCCATGTTCACGAACCATTACAAACAAAAGGTGTAATATTTACACCAGATTATCAACACAAATCAATAGTAAAAAGAGAAATGTATTATGTTATTAGTAATGCTTTTGTAGAATATGAAAATAGTTATGCTGAAAGAATGGGTTTAACACCTACTAATACAGGCATAACTGAAATTGAACTTGATGGAACTAAAAAGTTAATCAAAATGATTATGTAGGAGGAATTATGAATATAGGATTGTTAAAACAAATCTTGATAGTAGGAATAGGTGCATCAGTTTTTAGTGTTGCTACTATTCAAAAAATTAAAGAGGGTTTAAAAACAAAAAAATGGCTTAATTTAATATCATTTTTAGTTAGTATAGGACTTGGTGTTAGCTTTACTTATACATTTACTGATTTAAAACTAATTGATAGCTTATGGGTTGGTTTATGTGCTTGGGTAGGTGCTGATGCTTTATATAAAACATTTGAAGAAAAGTTATTTATACCATTTGGAGATATAGATAATAGTGATGATATTGTTATAGATAGGGGTGATAAGAATGTATAAACCATTAACTAAAGACAATATAAAAGACTTTCCTAATTTTAAATATAGTGAGTTTAAATGTGAATGTGGTGGAAAATGGTGTAATGGTTATCCTGTTGATTTTAGCTATGAACTAGCTAGAAACTTACAAACAATAAGGGATCATTTTGGTAAGCCAGTGCATATTACATCTGCTATAAGATGTCAAAAATATAATGATAGTTTAAGTGGTAGCATAAAAAACTCTAAACATACAAAAGGTTGGGCAGTTGATTTTTATATAAGTGGTGTTAGCTATGATACACTAGCTAAATATGTAAAAACACTACCATACTTTAATTATTGTTATAGAATAAAACCTAATCAAAATGTAATTCATTATGATATTATTCCACCAGAAGTAAAAGAAGATTTAATCATAAAGCCAGTAGCTAGAGATGAAAATAAAAATCAATTAAAAGTACTAGCAAGTAATGTGGAAGTAAAAAGGTATCCAGGTAAAGATAGTGATTTTAGGGGTTATGTACAAAAAGATAAAATCTATAATTACAAAGGTACTGCTCAAAATGTAGGTATTACTTGGTATCAAATTGATGATATACAATGGGTTGCAAATGAAAAAAATCTTGAAATATACCCTAAAAAACAAGAAAGTAACACAGAAGAATTAAATCAAGCTAACAATAAAATACAAGAACTAACTTTAAGAGTAGCAGAACAAGAAAGTAAAATTAATAATCTTGAAACAATAAATAATTCACTACAAAAAGAAAATGAAGATTTACTAAAAGATAT